TTTTGCAGGGAAGACATGAAGAATCCCCACAGGTTGTTGTCCAACAGAATCAAGTCAACCACATCGCTGCCGCGCGAGGTCTTGGCATACAGGCGGTTAAAACCGGTCTGAATGTTAGACGAAGATGCAGATGCGCCGAGGTCGGTTGAAAAGTCAAACGTCTGATTGCGCCAAAAAGACCATGTGGAACGGTCAATGCCGCCGACCACGCCGGTTGCCGGATTAGCGACCACCATAGCTTGCAGACCGGTGATCTGCTTGCCGTTGTTGGCTGTGCCGTCCGAATAGATACCGGTCGAGATCAAGTTCTCAATCGATGCCTCGGCAACGTCCAAACGTGCGTCAAACAAATCAATGATCTGTTCTTCGCCGCTGTTTTGGAGCATTTCCAAGCCATTGATGGTCACTGCGACAGCGGCCTGCTTGATGGGGAACTGAGCCGCGCTGATAACGTCCGCAGGGCTGATGTCCAAGACTTCAGCGCCTGAGTAGTACATCGCGGTACTGTTTGCTTGGAACGACAATTCTTGCAGAATGGTCGAACCGCCGGTGAACGGCTTGTACCGTCCTTTTTCACGCAGACGGGTTAGCAAAGCATTGTTTTTGGTCACGTTGTCGGCGACTGTGCCGGAACGCGATTCAATGGTCGTTGCCAAAACGTCTGAGTAGTTTGCATTTGCGTATGCCATGACTAACTCCTATTTAACCGAAAGACCGTAGCGCATTGGCTATCACGGCCCGCCGGTCGGTTTGATTAATGACGGGGTTTGCGCTGCCACCAGGTGCGCCGCGCACACTTACCGCCGCTGTTCTTGCTCTCTGCACTTGGGCTTGCGCTTGCGACTGTTGTTGCTGTTGAGCATACAAACTTTGCGCGATTTGCGGATCAAGCCTAATTGCCGTGTCATATGCCAATTGCAATTTCTCGCGTTCAGACATCTGACTTGTGTCACCCAAAACCTGTGGCGCTTGGAGAAGCTGCAACATCCGGTCGGAGACTGCCTCAAAGTGCAGATTTGCGGGGTCGCTCGCAAACTGCTGGATAACAGAGAGTGCCCTGTTTTCGTTCGATTTCTGCGCTTGATACTGCTGCTGCGTTATGTGTTGCGTCAGTTGCTGCACTTGTTGCGCGAGATCATTGTAATGCGAATCCTGCTGAACCGGTGCAGTCCCGCCCAAATGGGCAGAAACTTGGTCAATCGGAATCTGAAACTGCTGAATCATGTGGGCCACGGCTTGGCTCTTTTGCGCCGGTGTGCCCGTCCGCAGCAGGGCCGCAGTCTGCAAAAGGGGAGCAATAGCCTGCGCCGGTGTGGTGTTTTCGTTCCGCAGAATCCACTCATAAGGCGCAAATTGCTCGGTGATGGCCCGAGCCTCGGCATCCCGTGTTTTGTATTGGCTGATGCCCTTTTCATAGTCGGCATCGCGTTGTGCAAAGGCTTGTTGGAGTTCTTGCGGGGCTTTTTCCCAATGGTCTTTCAGTTCCAGCCGCAGGGACTTAGGCATATCCACCCGAGGTTTTTCGGGCGTGTTGGGCGCTTGGCTGTCGCTAGTTGGGAATTTGGGCGCAAATTTGCCCTTTTCACGGGGTTGGCTTGGGCTTTTGCCTTGGTTTGCAGGATCAGATGATGTTTTTGCCAATGCCTCGCGGATCGTGTCAGCACGGCTTGGCGGCTCGGCTGGCGCGGGCGCTGGCGCTTCGGGTGCTGAAACTAATTCGGTTGTGTCGGGTGCGACAACTTCGTTTTCCATCATTTCATCCTTTTCATTTGGTCGAGGGTCATTTTGATCATTTCCTTGCGCTCAGGCGGCGGTCGGTTGTGTAGCCGATTTGCCATCTCCACGTTCAAGTTGCTGCGCTGCACCGGCGCAATGGGTGCGCCTGGGCGGTCAAATTCCTGCACCTTCGCCACTTGCCCACGCAGGCGGGCGTTGTGTGCCTCTTTTTTCTTTTGCCATTCTTTTTGTGCGTATTTGACATCCGAATGGCCCATCTCGATGGTGTCGGTTGCCTTCAAGTGTTCGCGCCATTGGGCACGGCCCATAATCATCTGACCGTCCGGCGACCGAAAAGGCTCAATGTCGCCAAACACCATCATGCGGTCGGCAAGCGACCCTTTGCTTTTCTCATACGGCTCGGAGCCGTCACTCGGAAAAACCCATGTTTCTTTCTTCATAGCATTTCCAACAGTTGTGCGATTTCTTCTTCATCACGCTGCAATCTTATCCGAAATTCAAGCTGCCTTACTTTTTCCATCATTGCGGCATAGTCAATCGGGTCACGGGCGGCAATTTCTATGGCTTGTGTCGGTGCGCTGGTTATTTCTTCGCGCTCGGCTGGCGGTAAGCCAAACAAGGCTTCGCGCAACTTTAGCTTGCGTTGTTTTTCAGCTTTTTGGTCTGAGTTCCATTGCTGGTTGCGTTTTTTTTCATCAAAACCAAAATGCCCACCTAGCAAAACATCAATTGGCGGCGGTGGCGGTGGCGGTATATTTCCGTCAATTGTATTAAATGGAAGAGCAGCAAAAGCTGAAAAACCAAACATAATTATTAAATTATTTTAAATTTTTGTTTTGAACAATTATTGCTCTTCAGCTAGTAGCGGTGTATTGCCTTCAGCAAGCCATTCTAAATATTGCTGGTAATCGGTGTTGTCTGGGTCAAACGGAATACACGCCATATCAGCCAACCTACAAACGCAAGACACTTCGTTGTTAGAATTTTTTATTAGTTTGTACATTTATAACTCCGCAGACAAAGCTATTGTTTGAACAGCCCTAGAATTTTGGTAAAAATTACCCACATAAATAGAAGCGCTATCTATTGTAAAACCAATACCGCCACCGCTTGCTGTTGGGTTTGCTCTCATTGGCGCAACATATGTTATTGATGCCCAAGACCCTGATGTATTAACTATAATTCCAGGTAAAGTTTGATAGTATCTTAAACATAACCCCAATTCAGTTCCATATGAACGGTAATCAAACGATGTGGATATATTGCTTTTTTCTAACTGCACACCAGTGATGTAGAAAGTAGCAGCATTTGTGCCAACTATGGATGTTGAGCCAGTGGATGATAAATAATTTCCAGCAACCCATGCTCCAGCAGTTGCGCTTAATGCTGAACCCACACCAAGACTAAAATTTATTTTTACTCCAGCTCCATTAGTTGCCCCTAACCAAGTACCGCTTGTATCACCTAAAATGACTATAGTTTCAAATTCCCAAGTGTTTGCTGAGTTAATTGTGTAAGCAAATGGATAACTTCTATTATCTGCTGAATTCACAAACGAACCACCAAATGTTCCGGTTAAAGAACTACGCACCCAAAACGATAAAGTAACTGTAGCTGCATTAGCAGTTCCCCATCCGCAATCTGCAAAATTAAATCCTTCTATTCTTTGTTGTTGTAAATAATAATCACTTGTACCAATTGAATATGCAGATAAAGAAGTAACACCTAAATAATTTGAAAATCCTACAGGCAGTGCAACAGAACCAGCATTTTGCTGAACACTAAATTTTCCTGCAAGACTTTGAAATGAACACCATCTATCAAGAGTAAAAATTCCGTTTGCTGGAGTAACACTAGCCCCCGCATTTCTTTGATCAATTACCATTGCGCCGTTAATTATTCGATTTTTAAATCCAAAAGTGTTAGGTGCATTAACAGTTCCAGTCAAAATTGTTGATTGAAGTTCGCCCGTAGAAGGCTTATACAACAGCTTTGCGTTACCAGTGTAAATTGTAGACGCAGTGCCTGATGTTGCAGCAAGAAACGCTGGATAAAGGTTAGATGTAGTAACCGTATCGTTGCTAATGGTGACTGAGCCACCACTAGAAGCTGCAATAGTTTGATTAGGCCAAGTTCCAGTAATCGTGACGTTTGTACCAGCTACTAGCGCTGGTGTAGTTGTGCCTGTACCGCCATTAGCAATGGCTACAACACCAGTGACATTTGCTGCTGTACCAGTGGTGTCTTGGTTGAGCGTGGGCACATCACCTACAGCAATTGCCCGCATGGTCACATTTGTGCCATTGCCCGCCAAAAAACGTGAATTTTGTACGCTGCCAGCTAAAGCATTAAGAGCCGCTTGTTGTGTAGTTTCCCCTGTGCCGCCATTGGCAATTGGAAGTGCCGTGCCGGAATAGCTAATGGCAAGCGTTCCGCTAGTGGTAATTGGCCCGCCTGTAACAGACAAAAACGCAGGAACAGTAGCGTTTACCGATGTAACAGTTCCTGAGCCGCCACCGCCGGAATACTGAGGAATGTTTAGCGTATTGGCAACAAACGTAGCAGCGCCTGATGTTCCTGTAGTGGTTAGCGTGATTGGTGCTTGGTAATCAGTTCCAGCAGATGCAGCAGAAATTGCAGTACCGTTGCCCTTCAAAACGCCTGTAATGCTGGTTGACAGCGTAATGGCTGGCGTTGTAGTGCCAGTAGCCACAGTGCCCGCAAAACCATTGGCAGAAACAACAGATGCACTTGTAACTGTTCCCACATTTACAGAGCCGCCCAAAGATGTAGAAGCGCCATTTATTGTGATTGAAGAATTAGTTAATGCACTGTTTGGTATTGATGTTAAGCCTGATCCTGACCCCGAAAATGAAGTAGCGGTAATCGTTGTGCCTGTTACGGCTTTTGGCGTTGTTGCGCCAATGGTCATGTTGTCTATTGTTCCCACATTGGTCGGCGCAACCTCAATTGAACCCGTGCCGCTGGGTTTCATGTGCACATGGCCTGTTCCGGTCGGGCTGATGTCAATCTGCGCGTTTGACCCGTTCATGTTGGTCGAAACATTGACCGAAACATTGTCGCCGCCGCCGCCGCCCATGCTGATCTGAGTCGTGCCAGCAGAGTTTTTTAGCGACAAACCACCGGAATTGGTGGCCTGCACCGTTGGCGTTGTCAGCTTAGTCAAAACCGCATCAGTACCGGAGGTAACCGCTTTTTCTGATGGCAGCGTGACAAACACATCTTTTGCGCCAACGTCAAAAACAATTTTGCTACCAGTGCTGGACGAAATTACCGCGTCGCGGGCTAATGTGCCTGCTGAATACGTTCCAATGCCTACTTCCCATTGAGCATCCAGCGCGATGGTGTAGTAAGTGGTATTCCCATTGCCTATTGCGGCAAATGACTGAAAGCCGGTTACAAGCCCGTCCAACGTAAGTGTGCCCGATCCTGTTGTTGTGGATGTTTGTCTAATCCGATCCCCAAGAATTAAGCTCATTGCACAGCCTCCACGCCAATAATCATTCCATCAGGGCCGCGAATGACACGCTTAGGCGCGTTGAATTTTTGCATAGCAACACCAATGTTTTGCATAGTTTCATTATGCAAATTTGCCATTTGATCGTTCATGGCTGCAATTTTTTCCATTGATTGCAAAATCGTACCGCTTACATTGTCAGAATTTTCTAATTTTCCAATTTGTGCAACCGTAATTTTGGTGTTTGCATCTAATTCGGCTTTCCATCGCTCAAGTTCTTCTTTACCAGCCATTTCACGGGCTTTGATTTGCAATTCGTTGTTTTGCTTAACCGTCTCAAAATCAGCTTTCATCTGCGCCAATTGCATCTCAGCCTGCACCTTGGCTTGATGCATCTGTACTTCAAACTGTGCTTTGCCTTGTTCAATTTGGGCCTGCGCCTGCATTTTCATTTGCTCAGTTTGTGCTTGGGCTTGCATTTTCATTTGTTCTGCCTGTTGATCAGCCTGCAATTGCAGCATCTCGGGCGGCGGGCCAGGCTGTTGTTGCTGTGCCATTGCCGCTTTCTGTTCCAAGGCTTTCATGGCGCGTTCAACTGCGCTTTCCAACCCGCGACCGGCACGGAACCGGCGCACTAAGAACAGCAGCATCTCGGATGCCATTGGCAAGGTTTCGGGCGCTTGGCTGATCATGGGGATTGCCTCACGCAAGAACAGGCCAATGGCTTGAATGGCCTCTTGTGCGCCTTGTTT